ATTTAACTAGCACCACGCGTATCTTAAAGGAAAAAGTTACTTGCTTAGCTTAGATAAAAGCTTTGAAAGAGTGAGATTTTGGCAAGGTAACGATGATATTTGGGTTCTGGATCCAGACCAACCAATCGAAGACTTAAATGACTTTTATGATTTTTTTGATCCTAGTCAATATGACAACCTAGTTGTCGATAATATCAGTAGTCTGCAGAAGTTGTTTTTTGTCGAAAAGGCTAAAGGAACCAAAACAGGATTAGCTAACAAGATTTCTGATTATAATGAATGGAATACATATTTAATTAGATTTATCGCTAGCGTTTTTAAATGGAACATCAATATCTTAGTTACGGCTTGGGAAGCAAAGTACCAAATTACTGATCCAAGTGGTCAAGAATTTACGCAATATGGTCCAGATATCAGAGATAATCCACGGGATTATTTAATGGGTAGCTGTGATGTGGTTGCCCGTATGATCCAAAAACCACAGTCAGGTGAGCGTGGGTTAATCATGCAGGGAAGTATAGATACCTATGCTAAAAACCGCTTAGACGAGCGAAAAGGCAGCAAAGCAGAAGACTTTTTCAAATTTGAAAAGTCGGATTTAGAAAAAGCGGTCGATAAAGTTAAAGAAAATGCAAAGGAGAAACAATAATGTTTAACAAAAATGTAAATGAAAAGTTAAAGTTGGATAAAGAAATGGAAGACAAAGTAAGTGCAACTTGCATGGATATTCTTAACGGCAGAACTAAACATTTCATTATCGTCGGTTTAAACGATGATGGCAACCAGATTCAAATACATCATGGGCATGGTGTCGTGTTAGCTGGTCTTGTCAGAAACATTCAACGAGAAATCGATGAAGAAAATGATCATACCAGAAATGCCAGTGATTTTATCAAGATGATGCAGAAAATTAATAAGCAAGATGATTAAATGTTTCAATTATTTGATTATCAGCAAGATTTAGTTGATAAGGCTAGAAATGCTCTAGCAGCTGGAAATCAAGGCGTTTTAATTGTTAGCCCTCCAGGATCAGGTAAGTCAGTAGTAATCAGTGAAATTGCTAAATTAACAGTAAAAAAAGGTGGCCATGTATTATTCTTTGTCCATCGCCAAGAACTAGTAAAGCAGATCAAAGATTCTTTTAAACAGCAGGGTGTCGATTTAAACCATTGCACAATTATGACCGTTGGCAAAGTAGCTAACAGATTAAAAATACTTCCAAAACCTAATTTAATAATTGTGGATGAGTCACAGCACTCAAGAGCTAAAACTTATTTGAAAATCTTTGGTTACTATAATGATGTCCCTAGACTTGGTTTTACTGGAAGTCCTTGGCGACTATCTGGTAAAGGATTTAAAGATATTTATTCCGCAATGATTGAAGGACCAACAACTAAATGGCTAATTGAACATCACAAACTAGCACCATTTACAGTTTATGGCTATCAATTAGGGAATAAAGACTTACTAAAAAAGTCCAGCACTGGTGACTATACCAGTAAATCAATGGATGATTTCACAAAAAGCATTATTCATGGTGACATCGTAAAGTCCTGGCTTAAATTCGCTAAAGATAGAAAAACAATTATTTATTGTCATTCAACTAGCTTTAGTAAAATTGTGGCCCAAGAATTTAGAAATGCAGGAATTAACGCCGCCCATGCAGATGCTAAAACGCCCTCTAACGAGAGAAATAAAATCATGGATAGTTTTAAGCAAGGACAAATAAAAGTCCTCTGTAACGTCGATTTAGTCTCTGAGGGATTTAACGTACCTGACTGTTCATGTGTAGTCCTATTGAGACCAACTGAAAGTCTTGTGGTTTATTTACAACAATCAATGAGAGCGATGAGATATCAGCCTCATAAACATGCAGTTATCATTGATCAGGTTGGAAATTTTGAGCGCTTCGGTTTACCTGATGCTGATAGAAAATGGACACTAGAGGATCGCGCTAAACATCCACAAAGAGACGGACAAACTGTTGACGGTCCAGCGATTAAAACTTGTCCTGAATGTTTTGGTGTGATCAGAGCAGAATTGGTTATCTGTCCTTTATGTGGTCATGATTTTTCAGCAGAAATTAGAAAAATTAAGCAAAAGAAAGAACAGGAATTGCAGGTTATTAAAGCTCAAAACATTCATATTAACTATATATCTACTAAAAAGCCTGAAGAATTAACTAGTTTTAAAGATCTAGCTATTTATGGAAAGCTGCATGGATATAAGCCAGGTTGGGCATATTTTCAGGCTAAGAAGAGAGGTTTTATTAAGAAATGAATCAAATTTTAGAAAGTACGTATTTAAAAGATCCAGAAAAGTGGCAAAAAGAAGCCAATTTGCAAGGCGGTCTTGAAATTTATAATAGCGATACTGGTTGGCCAATCGGCGTATTAAAACCAGACGGCATTCAATATTACTAATAAAAAAAGGAGAACTAAAAAATGGTAGGATTTTTAAACGTAGATTACAAGAAGGCAGTAGATACTTCAATTTTACCCGCAGGGACTTATGAAATGGGCATCAACTCAGTTAAGGGCGATGCGTCTCCTGGCGGTCATGAATGTATGGTCTTTGACATGATCGTTCGTAAAGACTTAGACAAAGTTCCAGAATTGGCTAAAACCAATGCAAAGCATCATGGTCAGCATCTCTTTGTGAGAGTGTGGACTGCTAAAGATGCTAATGGCAATGACAGCGGTTCTTACAAGTCATCAGATCTAAATTACATTGCTAAAGCAGTTGGCATCCCTGATGGTGCAGACATTAAAACCCAAGATGATTTCATGGCTATGTGTGAAAACAGAACTGTTCAGGTTCAAGTCGGTGTTAACGATAATGAATATAAGGGTGAAAAGCGTAAGCAGAATAGCTGTTTTGTAAATACTTGGAAACCAACTAAGTACCCACTTCAAGGCTCTCAACCAAAAGAAGACCCATTCAAGGGCAATGCAGGTAGCGACACTGAAATTAATGATAATGATTTACCATTTTAAGGATGATTTAGATGGCTAAATTTACAGATTATTCATCGATTCCCGATGAATTAATAAATCTTAAGCAATGGGGACTTTTTAAATTAAAGTGGCTACCCGAGCGACAAAAATATACTAAGATTCCTAAAAATCCTTATAACTTTGGTGCAGGTAAATCCAATGATCAGCGAACTTGGTCTGACTTTGATACTGCTTTGAGGGCTTTGCATAAATACCCTCAAGCAGATGGACTAGCTTTCTATTTTGCAAATGGCTTTGTAGGTTTAGATATTGACCATATTGATGGCGATCTCACTGATTATGAAGAGGGAGATACAGACGAAAATAATTTAGTTAATCGTTTTAAATCTTTAACCCATGACTCCTATATGGAAGTCTCACAATCAGGTACAGGAATTCATGCAATTTTCAAAGGCAAGATTCCAGGTAAGCATAGAAGACATGGAAACTATGAAATGTATGAATCAGGTCGATTTTTTGCCCTAACAGGTAACACGATTGGAAAGCCAGTCATAAAATCACTTGATGAATCAGAGATGTCTACACTTTATGAATTTTGCTTTGGCAAAGATAAAGTAACACCGCTGCATCCCGAAATCGATGACAACGATGAAACAATTGATCTATCAGTTACTGAGATTATTAAACGTGCTGAAGAATCACCAAAATCAGGTAAAAGGTTCACTTTGTTTATGCGAGGCGGCTGGGAACAATTTTACAATTCTCAGTCTGAAGCTGATATGGCTTTTGCTAACGACTTAGCATTTTGGTGTGGGCGCGACATCCACAAGATGGATCGGATTTTCAGAAATTCAAGTTTGATCCGTGATAAATGGGATCGTCAAGATGGTGCTACTACTTATGGTCAGCGTACTTTACAAAAAGCTATCAATGAAACACCTAATGTATATAATCCTAGTTCTGAAAATACTGGTAATTATATTTTTAGCTTCAATGAAAAGAAGCAAAAGCCAAAACACTATACTCAAGATGATATGGGTATGGCAGAAAGATTCATTGACAAGTACGGCAAAAATTTCTTGTATTCGTATGTTGATAAGGAATGGTACATTTACAATGGTTCGTATTGGTCACCAGACACAAAAGGCTATATTGAAACTGCTGCAGACCGTGTGATTAAGGATTTAGCTAAAGATAGACCTAAAATTGATCCATCTTTACCTGGAAAAGAACAGACTAAAATCCTTAATTCTTGGAATAAGTTTGTAAATCATGAACGTAGTCATAAAGCTAAAGTCGACCTAGTCAAAGAACTTCAGCACCGTTTGCCTGTTACTCACTCAATGTGGAATCAAGAAGACATGTTGTTGAATACTCCAAGCGGCTATGTTGATCTTACAAATGGTAGACTACATCCACACGATATTAGTAAAATGTTTACTGCTGAAACTGGGTCAGAGTACTCAGATACAATCGACTCACCAAACTGGCGTAAATTTTTGAAACAAATTTTTCAAAATGATGAAGAAGTAATCCATTATGTTCAAAAAGCTATCGGTTATTCATTTACTGGTTCAACCAAAGAGCAAGTAATGTTCATCCCCTATGGTAATGGTCGCAATGGTAAATCGGTTCTGTTAAACACAATTCAAGATGTCGCTGGTGGTTATGCAAAAACAATGAATGTTTCATCTATTATGACTAAGTACAACTCAAATGGTGCTAACTCAGACATTGCCCGACTTGAAGGAAGTCGGATGGTTATCAGTTCTGAAACTAACGAAGGCCAACGATTAGATGAAGGATTAGTTAAGCAACTTACTGGTGGGGATCGAATTGTGGCTCGTCAGCAATATGGGAAAGAATTTGAATATCAACCTAGCTATAAGATCTGGATGGCTACTAACCACAAGCCACTAATTAGAGGTACTGATGAAGGTATTTGGAGAAGATTGATTTTAATTCCTTTTGATTATCAGGTCCCTAAAGATAAAATTGATCGTAATTTAAAGTACAAACTTGAAGCTGAAAGCATGGGAATTCTTAATTGGATTGTTGAAGGTGCAATTATGTGGCAGGTGGAGGGTTTACAAATACCTGAAAGGATTAAGAATGCTTCACAGAAATACCGTGAAGAAATGGATGTTCTATCTGGTTTTGTCAACGATTGTTGCGAACTCGGCCCTGGCTACACTGCTAAGAGTGGAGAGTTATATGATTCTTACAAAAATTGGGCCGCTGATGCCAATGAATACAAGATGAATTTAACAAGGTTCGGTAAAGAAATGAGTAAGAAATTTCATCGAAAAGTATCGCACGGCTATAAAGTTTATGAAGGTATTCGTATTAAACAAGATACTAGATTTGAATGGAATGGGTAATACTTAGGTGATAGATTGGTGATAGTTTGAGGTGACACTTTAAACTTAGAGCCACAAGACTTTAAGGCCATTTAGGTGATAGTTTTGGATTTTTTTACTATTTATATTATTTTTTCTTTTCTTTTCTATATAAGAAAGAATATAAAGGAAACTATCACCTACCATCACCTTGCTTAGAGCCACAAGGGATTAAGCCTATTTCAACTATCACCTAGAACTATCACCTTTAGAAAAATGGAGTAAAAATGCAGGTAAAAATAGACTTTAAAAATGGCAATAGAACTGTTTTCAATGCAGATTGTTATGATGCGAGTGATTTAAGACGTGATCTTGTTCAACAAAATGCAAATGGAAATCACTTCTTTTATATTAACGGATATAAAGAAGATCAGCTTATAGTAGATATTCAATCCATACAGTCCTTAATCATCTCACGATAACTAAATTCAAACAAAACAATTGGCATTCTAGTGACGGTGCTGAAATTCACTACGATCCATTCGATTGTGGAAGTCACTTTAAGGAAAGGAGTATTTAGTATGTGTAAATACTGTGAAATTAATCCGAAAACTAAGCTAGGACGTGATTATTACAGAGATGACTATGTTGATCCAGATGAGATTAATAAGGTGAATGGTGAAGACGAAATAATGTTTACTTACATCGATTGTAAAAATCATCCAGCTTTAATTATTTCTCATCCTGATCCTGAATGTTATTCTCAAGAAATAGACGAGATTTTTATTAATAATTGTCCTTGGTGTGGGCGAAAATTAACGAAGGAGCATGAAAATGAAAGATGAAAACGGACGTGATATTAAATTGGGTCTTGAAGAAGCTAGACGCATAATGGCTACAGATTACTGTGTAAGATCAGATCTTGCTCTATGTGGTGAGTTCTTTAATGAATATGGTATGTTGCCTCAGGAGTACATAAAGGAGTATGGCAATGAAAGTAATTGATAAAAGAACGAAGAAAACTAATGAGGATTACAAGTATGGCGATATTTTAATGTGTTGGGATAATGATCCAGATGAATATAATCTGTTTAGAATCTCGACTTTTTATGATAGTTATTATGAACAAGATCGTTGTATTGTTGTAACTATACACAGTAGTAGTGACAATGAAGCAAAAACTTGGGAAGGATTATTTGACTCACCTAAAGAAGCGGCTAGGGACTTAAAGAATAGTTATAACCACGCTGAAAAAGTGAATGCATACATTGTGATTACTGATTAACGGAGGAATAATTATGTGCGATTACTGTAATAATGAAAAATCAATTATTTCAATTGAAGATACATACGAAGATGGGTACACAGGTATTGATAGATATGAAAATGGAGATGTTTATATTAATGGAAATGAATTAAATTTATCTTGTGATGTCGAAGTTACTTATGTATCAAAGAGTAGCAAGATTAACTATTGTCCTATGTGTGGGAGAAAGCTAGAAAGTGAAAATTAAAAATGAATGCAGTTTCAAAAAAAAGCATCTGTCCATATTGTCATTTTGAAAGTGGATCAGAGGATCCGATGAAAACTTTTTATACAGATGGCTGTGAATTATTTATCAGAAAAGATAATTCACTAGAAGTGGTTCTTATTGATTATTATGATGACTTTTCCTTTAAACTTGATAAAAAAATCAAATTTTGTTCTATGTGTGGTAGGAGATTAGATAAATGATTATTAGTTTATTTTACAGAGTGAAACTATTTTTTAAGCAATTATTTTGTCATCACAGTTATGTATATAAAACATCGCTGTTTAGCCTTAGCGACTATTATATTTGTACAAAATGTGAACATGTTACATATAATCGACCACCGAAGGAACTAATGAAAAGAGTTGAAGACGAATGACATCAGTTTCAAGTAGCTGCTATCTTTGCAGTACATTAAATGCTTTTCACGATGGACCGGATTTATATGCGCCAAAAATGAATAGATTTCACGTTAATCTAAATGAAATGGATGGCAAGTGGTACTTAACGATTAAAGGCTTGCCTTATCCTATTAAGTATTGTCCAAATTGTGGGCGAAAATTGGATGAGAATGCAAAATATGAAGTAACTGATTGGTTATAAATGACAGCAAAACAATATTTCAATTTAACATTAATTTTAATGAACTGGTTAATAGTCTTAATTTCTTTTTGTTTTAAAAATGAAAAATTAGATTTCCTTATGTTTATTTGGACCAGTATATCGTTTACATATTTAATGCTTAGTTAACAGGAGATAATAAACATGACAGGAAAAACAATTAAATTTCAAGCAACAACAAATAACTTTAAAGTTAATGGTAACAAAGTGGTTTTGCAATTAGATGCAGACTTGCTTACTCATAAGATTAACTTAAATAAGCTTAAAGACATTGCTTTTGATGGCAACGGAGTTCAAGTAAGCTTGGAAGCTGATCAACAGGAACTTATTCCTGAAGAAAACAAGGATAGTAAGCCAATGCTAGTTAGGGATGACAAGTAATGAAAACTGCACTGCTTGTATTATTTGCAATTCTTTACCCTACGATAAGTGTACTGAATTTGTTTTCAGATTATAAAACCATGAAGTCTAACAACGATCTTATGAAAGAAATTCATAAAAGTAATAATTTGTTTGACTCTTTATTAAAAGAAGTTAGAGCCAATGAAGATTTAACAATAGCAATCAAAGACAGAACTAATGCCCAAGATAATTTTGTTTGGGAATCTGTTTTAATTCTTGCACGTCGTATTCATGATTTGGAGGACAGTAACTATGTTAAATAAGCCTATTTCACATGACAAAAATGGGCGAAAGATTTATCCTGATTCATTAATTTATGATGCAGTTGCTAATGAATATTTCTTTCCAGTCAAACGAAAAGGCATTTGGGGTGATGACTTTATGGGGGATTTTTATTCATTAACTCCAGCACAATTAATTCTGATGAAAAAGCATGCAACTATGGATGACATGAAAATAATTATGCATGAGAAAAATGAATCAGACGCAATTTTTAATACTAGAGGTAAGTTTGATGGAAAGTGAACATAGCATACAAAAGAAAATTGAATTAGTTGTCTCGCAACATCATTGTCATATTTTTCGTGCTAACGTCGGTAAGATTAGAACACCTGATGGCAGATTCTTTACTACAGGCTTGCCGTCTGGCTATCCTGACTTACACGGCTGGCGTGATTGGGATCATCAAGCTTTTTATATTGAAGTGAAAAATGCTACTGGCAAACCGCGTCCTGATCAAATAGCTTTTCATAAAATGCTAATGAAATTCAATGTTATTCATGGAATTGCACGAAATACTAATGATGCATTAAAGATTGTAGAGAATGGTTTAGTTGGCTACGGATATAAATAGAAGAGGTGAATATTATGGAAGTAACAATTGACGCAGATACTTATGAAGAATTAAAAGATTATGCCGATAGACTGAATGAACCAATGTCAATGATTGCAACTAAAGCAATTAAACGGTATATCGATAGCTATTAGTTATGAAGTATAATAGATATATTACGAATTGTTATATATCTATTATATGGAGTTGGTTATTTTGAATTTATTTGCTGAAGTAAATTATTCTGCTACTGCTAACAATGTTGATCGATTTCTATCTAAACAATTGCCTAGATTATTACGAAGATGCGGACATGATTTAATAGATTTATCAAGTCCTAAACTATCATGGGCACCAAGCCATAGTACGGGTCACAACTATGCTGAAACATCTATAGTTAGTGCTTTATCTATTGAACAAGTAATAAAAGCTATATATAAAAGTATCTATAGTTGTTCAGAATTACATAAGACAGTATTAATAGATAACTATGTTTATTGCTATGATCAAGAACAAATTATTAGGATGTTGCCTTATGAAAAGTCACAGTACTATAACCGTATCAAGCCTGATTCACTGCTTGAATTTGCTGATGCATATGACTACTATCAACAGCAATGTGATGTGGATGATGATAATCTTGTTGATCTTCGTGTGTATGCATGAATCGGACTTTTGTCGGAAACTGTGCGGACTTTCATCGGAGATCGATCGGTGGAAATTAGTGCATAATTGATATTGTCGAAAAGTGAATGAAATTCGACAAACAATCTTAGATTTTTTTTTTTCGCATGGTCACGGTTCGATTCCGTGACTATGTTTAGGAACAGCCGTGTTTATTAACTGTCATAATTCAATTGATGCTGTTCCATAGCATGCGATGACCTATAATCAAACATTACCGCATATTATTTATGAATACATAGCGAGCGTGCAAACATGAGTCGACTTAGGTCGGCTTTTTTTGCCAAAAGGGGTGAGTTGATGCCACGAATTAGACGTTGCAGATATCCAGGCTGTCACGAGTTTGCCTATGTTCCAAACCATTACTGTAGAAAACATATTGCACATGAAACAGAACTACAAAAGCGTAATAACTTTTATCGATTCCATAGATATAACAATTCAGCAAGACAACGTTATTACAACAAAATAGTTCGCAATCGCAATCCGATTAAAGCAGAGCAGAATGAGTTTTATCATTCTAAACAATGGAAAGATATGCGGCTTATAGTTCTTAAACGTGACTACAGCCTATGTCAGTACTGTAAAGCACTAGGTAAAGTTAAAGAGGGTAATGTAATAGATCACGTTTTGCCAGTAGAGAAATTCCCTGATCACATGAAAGATTTACAAAATCTTGTCACATGCTGTCAGGAATGCCACTACTGGAAAACTAGATTTGAAGAAAAGTACTATGGCACAGGATTACATGGTAAACCGACAAATAATCCACCGGTAACTGATGTTAAATTGATTGCTAAATTATCACAGAAAATAGCTAACGAACGACACCATACAAGCTCATAAAATCGTTTCTAAGCGGTTTTTATTTTGGCACTTATGATTACACATGGCACTGATTATTTTTGCCCCCGCCCTCGTTTTGGGCGCTAGGGAGCCGCATCAGTGCCGTTCGCTTGTGCCACAAACAAAATTTTGAAAGCTTTTGAAAGGGGGCTGAAACATGAACAAAGTTGATCTATCAAAGCCAAAAGTACCTAATCAAGCACCTAAATGGCTTGGAACTTACGGCAAATACCTGTATCCAAAGCTTGCCACTTATCTAAATAAGAATGACAAAATCTTACGAGCTGATGAATATTTACTTCAACAATACTGTTCAGCCTACGACACCTACCGCATGGCTTATGACGATATTCAAGAACATGGTATTCAGCAACCTATCTATAAAACCGTCATCTCTCCTGTGGATGGGAAGGTGGCAGCTAAGAACTTTCAAGGATACAAGAAAAATCCAGCTTATCAGATTATGTCTGATTCGCTAAAGCAGATGAACACGATAGGTAAAGAACTGGGCTTAAGCCCAAAAGCCAGAAGTCAGATGATGGAACTGAATACACCTAAAAATGATGATGCTAAATCAACTGTTACAAGTTTAAAGGAGTTTTTCGCATGATTTACGTTAAGCACGGTCATGGAAAATGGGTAAGAAAGGATTTAGATGTTTTGAATCCAATTAATCAGATTAGAGAAGTAGCTAATTATATAAAAAGACGGCATTCTAAAATTATAAAAAAGCTATTTGCTAGTTAAATGCAGTAAAAATTTGCATCATTATTAACAAAATGGCTGTTTTGTTAATAATTAATAGGCTAAATCACAAAAATCTGTGATTTAGCTTTTTATTTTACTCAAAGGAAGTGGTTTAAGAAGTGAAAATTGATCTAACTCAAACTCATGATGTGGAAGGTGCTTATCAATCAATTGATTGGAATGACATCAGACTTAAATATAATGACGATGCCATTAAATACTGTTTTGACGTTTTGGATGGTAAGCAAATTGCAGGTTATATTACTAAGCTTGCTTGTTTTAGAAATCTTCAAGATTTAAAGCGTCAAGGTCAACCTGATTTTCCATATCATTACGATATGAAGGAAGTTAGAAATACTCTTAAATTTGCGTCAATTGTTCCAGATGTTGACCTTCATAAACCACTACCATTAATGAATTGGCAAAAGTTTATTCTTGCTATGATTAACGGTTGGAAAGACGAAAATGATGAAAAAAGATTTACTGATATTCATATTTCAGTAGGACGTGGTCAAGGCAAGACACAAATAGCTGGTATTCAGATGTGTAAAGCTGTTTTGATTGATACTTTGAATTACACCAACAAAGACTTTTTAGTTACTGCTAATACATCTGATCAGTCTACAAAGCTGTTTGGTTATATCAAGAAAATGCTTGAAGCAGTAATTAAGATTGAACCTTTTGCATCCCTCGCAAAAGAATCAGGTCTTGATTTACAAACTAACCAAATCATTGAAAAGAGAACTAACAATAAGGTATGGAAAATCAGTTATGAAGCTGATAAATATGATTCAACTCACAACGTTTTGGCTATTTATGATGAAACTGGTGCGTTGAATACATATGACAGAATTACAGATATTACAGATGGTCAAGCACAAGTAATTCCATACCATCAATTTATCAAGATCAGTTCGGCTTATCCTGATCCTACCAGTCCATTTCATCAGGAACAAATTACATTACAGCATGTTATGGAAAAAGATTATGACCGTGAAGGTGATAACTCTCTCTGTCTGGTGTGGGCGCAAGATAACCTTGATGAAACTTTCAAGCCTGAAACATGGGAAAAATCAAATCCGCTTATTGGTTTATCTCATTCAGAACGTAAGCGTAGAACTGAAAATCTGATTAAACAACGTGATCAAGGGATGCTTACCAACACGCTCCACAAATTTCAGAACAAGAACTTAAATCTGTGGTTGAAACAGTCAACCGCAAGCTACTTAAATCTTAAAGATGTTGAAAACGCTGTTGATGATAGTTTTGAGATTGACGGCTTAAGAGTCTACATGGGCTTGGACTACTCAATGTTTTCAGATAATACAGCTGTTGGCTTCGCATTTCCTTATACTACTGCTGATGGTGTTCACAAATGGCATATGATGCAGCATTCATTTATTCCATGGCAAGCTGCAGGGAGTATTGAAGCAAAAGAAAAACAAGATGGTCTTCCTTATCGTGAACTTGAAAAGAAAGGGTACTGCACCATCACTAGCCATGAAAAAGGCATCATCAATCCTGAACAAGTCTACAATTGGATACTTGATTTTGTTCAAAAACATAGGCTAGAAGTCGTATTTTTCGGTTATGACCGTTTTGGCAGCTATCAGGTTAAGAACATCACAGAAAGTTTAAATGCCAATACAGGGTGGTTAATTCAAGACATAGCGCAACGCACAAGTGAGTTAGCTAACCCAACTAAGTTCTTACAAGAATCTTATGCAACTGGCAAAATTACACGGTTTGATGATCCAATTGAAGAAATGGCTTTGCTTAATGCAGTAATCAAAGAAGATAAAATTGGTATTCAAGTTGATAAGGATAAAGCTACCAAGAAAATTGATGTTGTGGACGCCGAAATAGATGCCATGTATCAGGCTATGTACAATTTTGAAAATTATGGCTTGATTAATGATAAGTCACATGAAGTTGAAAGAATGACACAAGAGCAGGTGCTAAAGTGGTTTGAAAATCCTGATTCTGGTCTATTAGGAGGTGAAACGGGTGATAATTAAAACACTGTTTAAAGATATTTGGAAATTCTTAGATGTAATCCTTTATTTATTGGGCTTTGGCTTTATTGTTATAGCTCTTTTTTTATGGAATAAAATAGCAGGCTTCGCAGGTCTAGGAATTGCTTTACTTTTGACGGGCTTATTAATTGATCTACTTCCACATGGACAGGGAGGGGGTGATTAATAATGCCTGTTTTTAATTTAAACAAAAGTAATGTAACTGGTTATAGCTTAAATGATCCTGAATTTATTACTTTGTTTAAAAATGATTTATCCGCTAGCAATTATGTTTCTGCAGATACAGCTTTAAAAAATTCAGATATATTTTCACTTATTTCACAATTATCAGCTGATTTAGCTTTGGTTAAACTCAATGCTAACAAGGATAGAGTGCAAAACTTAATTGATAATCCTTCTAATTTGACTAATGGGTTTAGTTTCTGGCAAGGAATGTTTGCACAGTTACTGCTAGACGGAAATGCTTATGCCTACAGGTGGAGAAATATTAATGGCGTTGATTTATATTGGGAGTTTTTAAGACCGTCTCAGGTCCAAACATTGCTTTTAGAAGATGGCTCAGGGCTAACATATAACATCAATTTTGATGAGCCTGATATTCAGCCAAAAGAGAATGTACCGCAAAGCGATGTTATTCATATCAGGCTTGTATCCAAAAACGGTGGTAAGACTGGTGTTTCTCCGCTTACTGGGTTAGCTAATGAATTGAATATCAAGAATGCAAGTAATCGTTTAACATTACATGCTCTCTCTCAATCTGTGGAAGCACCTGGGATTTTAAGTATTCAAGGCGGTGGTTTACTTGATTGGAAGAAAAAATCAGCTAGATCACGTGAGTTTATGCGTCAGGTTAATAGTTCTGATAATGGACCAATTGTCTTAGATGATTTGGAAACTTACCAGCCACTTGAAGTAAAAAGTGATGTAGCTAAGTTACTTTCACAAGCAGATTGGACTGGTAAGCAAATTGCAAAGGTCTATGGCGTGCCTGATTCTTACCTTAATGGTCAAGGCGACCAGCAAAGTAATATTACTCAAATTGGTGGGCAATATGCTAAAGCTCTTAATCGCTATGCTGGTGCGGTTCAAGGTGAATTGTCTAATAAATTAAATAGTCAAATTACTTATGACATTAGACCAGCTATTGATGCAACTGGTGATAACTTTGCATCTGAAATTGGTGATTTATCAAGCAAGGGTATTTTGTCAGGCAATCAAGGACGGTATGTTTTGCAACATTATGGTTATTTACCTGATGATTTGCCAACTCCCGATAAACCGATAATTCCAGCAAATGAAGGAGGTGAAGACGATGACAACAGTACCGGTCAAGGGAATAATCGTACCCAATAATTTAGGTGATATTTATTCATTTCTAGGATATGAAGTGACTAGCCCTAATCAATTAAATGAGGCTTTGAGCAATGCTAATGGTCAAGATATTACATTAGAGATTAATTCACCTGGTGGCTACATTGATGCAGGCTCAGAAATGTATACCGCTTTAAAGAAGTACCCAGGTAATGTAACAGCTCAAGTAGTTGGTCAAGCTTGTTCTGCTGCTTCATGGATTGCACTAGCGGCTGACAAAGTTGAAATGTCGCCAACTGCTCAAATGATGATTCATAGAGTTAGCGGTGGTGTTGAAGGCAATGTGGATGATTTTGCTAGTGCAATGCAATCGCTAGATTCTATGGATCAAGCTTATGTTGATCTTTATAGCAAGCGAACAGGTTTAGATAAGCAAGAAGTTTACCGTATGATGTGTGAAACTACTTGGATGAATGCTAAACAAGCAGTAGATAAAGGCTTTGCTGATTCTATTATGTTTGAGAATGATCAAGCACCAGCGGTTGTGAATGCTTACGGAGTACCCGTTTTAAGTGACAATGCAATTCGTAAGATTAAAGCATTAATTCATGATAAAAAGTCCAATGCTGACTCTAAACCCATTGAAAATAAACAAGAAGATACAGATAAGGGGCAAGTCAAAAAAGACTTGTCTCTTTTATTGTGGCAATAGAAAGAAGAGAACACATGAATTTACAAGAATTACAAAATGCCTGGATTGAAGCAGGCAATAAAGTTACTGATCTCTTTAATAAGAAGGTAGCTTTGCAAAAGAACTATGAAGCAGATCCCGAATCCGTTTCTGCTGAAGATATGAAAAAGGCAGCTGAAGCTTATAACAAAGCGGTTCAAGCTCGTAATTTTGCTAAACAAAATTATGATGATGCTGTAGAAGCTCAAAAGGTTAATAAACCAGCATCAAAGCCTATTGAAAATAAGACTGAAGATAAATCAAAGGATGTTATTTCTGGTTTCAAGGATATGCTTAAACATCCAATGAAGTATATGGAAAACTTATCATCAAGTTCAACTTCAGATGGTAACGCTGGTTTGACTATCCCAGACGACCAACAAACTCAAATTAATACTTTGATGCGTCAATATGATGACTTACGTGATTTGGTAACTATTGAAAACGTTGGTACTGATCATGGAACTAGAAATATTGAACCATTTTCAAATATTACCCCAATGGATCAATTGGATGATATTCCTGATGATTCAACTAATAACTCAACTTACGCATGGCAAGATAAAGATATTAAGGAAGGCGACTATAGTTCTGTTAAGCAACTTAGTTACAACATCCACGACTACGGTGATGTATTCTTTGCGCCTAATGATTTAATCAATGATTCAAATGCAAATATTGAATCATGGTTAAACCAACATATTGCACGTAAGAATGTTGTTACCTATAATTCAAAGATCATTGGCTTACTTCCTAAATCACAAAAGAAGGCTACTATTACTAAGCTCGATGATATTATTGATGCTTTAGGTCAATTAGATATGGCTTTATGGGGTGGCGCTACTTTATTAACTAATAAATCTGGTTTCTTAGCATTAGCTAAAGTGCGTATGTCAGATGGTACACGTGCAATGAGTGTAGACCCACGTACTCAACAAACCACTTTCAATATGGACGGCATGCAATATGTAAATGTTCGTGTCGTTGAAGATACTTGGTTACCTAACAACACTAATGCTAGTGGTAAGTACCAAAGCCACCCCTTCTACTTTGGTAACTTTAAGGAATTTATTCATTTATACGATCGTCAACAAATGTCATTGCTTACTTCTAACATTGCTGATAAGGCATTTAGACGTAATCAAACTGCTATTCGTGCATTGCTTAGATTTGATACCAAGATTTGGGATGATGAAGCAATTGTATCTGGTTCATTTGACAAGGTTGAGAGTCAACCAATGCTTATGCAATCAGTTCAAGTTCCATCTGATAACGGTGGCACTCAAGCTGGATCTGCTAATCACTAATAGAAATTAGGTGATCAATGATGACCACTTACTTAACAGTTGATGATGGGCTTAAACGCTCACTTGGTTACTTACCTGACGATGATGCGCTTGATTCTAGTGATGAAGAACGTATGAAAACGGCATTGAAAGGTGCTGAAAATTATGTTCAAGGCGCAATTGGTGAAGATGCTGATGAAAGTTTTTACAAAACTGAATCAGTATTTGAACTGTATAAGTTAGCAGTTAATGCAATTGCGGCTAATTGGTTTTTGCATCCTACATCTGCTGTATCAAGTACAACGGCTAAGCAGATTATAGGCCAACTCCGTGGGGCCTATGATGAAACAAAGGTGGTGAATGACGATGGTACAACTACAGACATGGGACCGACTGAGTAATAGGATCACTTTTGGTACTGTAGAAGATAGTGAAGATGATAATGGACTTCCTACTAATGAATTTAAAGCATTAACTAGCCCTACTTTATGTGGTCGATGGGGCTTAACTACTACTCAAATGATTCAAAATCAAGGACATCATCACGATGAATCTTTTATTGTCGTTATTCACCATCGCAGAAATTATGATGGTATTACTCATGCTCAATACAATGGGAAATTGTATGAAGTGAGTGACATCAATCTTGATCCATTTCAAAATCCAACTGCAGGCGATCTCATAACTCTCACAAAAGTGACAGACCGTGATGGTTGATTTAGATAAAGGCCTAAATGATTGGCTAGATAAGATCACTAAAAAAGTTGATCTATCTACTAGTCAAAAATCAGCTATCACTGGTGAAGGGGCTAAGACTTACGCTGAAGTGCTTAAAAAGAACACTCCAATGTCTCATACAAGCTATGCACATGCACGGTCAGCTGGTCATGGCCGTAAGTCTAAACACATGCGTGACGCTATAACTTATAAAGCAGGTTATGAAGTCAACGATGGTAATACTGGTGATACTTCAGTAGGCTGGGAAGATAAATATAATGCAATGGTCGCTCGTTTTGTAAATGATGGGACACGTGATATGTCTCAAAAAGAAATATCCAACCTTCATTTTAAAGATCATGCAGAAAAGGAAGCTGCAGAAGCAGTACTAAAAGCTAATGCTGAAAAATTCAGAGAGATTTTAGATAAATGAGTACTGTAGCAAAACAGGTAGTAGATTTGCTAAACAGCTCTAATCTTCCTAAATTGCATAAAGCCTACAGTTTTGCAGTTGGTACTAGTGAGCGTACTCCACGTGATTCTGTGGATATACTTGTTAGTGAAGTGAATTTTGATTTTACAGAATCAGGTAGTAACCAATACACGGAACAGATACAACGTTTAGCGATAAACGTTTTTTATAGTAAAAACACAAAAGTAAACATGAACGAATTTGAACACTCGCTCATGTCTTTTTTCGTAGCTAATGGTTGGCAAATCGTAGCTAGTTTTACAGGGCACACATATGACCCTAATTCTGGTGAGCCAACAATTAGCTTTCAAATTAAAAGGAGAGAAAAATGGAACTTCAAGGTTTAAATGATTTACTTGTTTTCAAATATGACAAGGACGGTAAGTTAGTTACCGATGAATCCAAAGGTGGTTTGACCACTAATATTGGTAAAGATGGTGTATTTAAGATTGATTTGGAATCATCTAAAGGTGCTACTCAAGCTAACATCACTGGTTTAAGTCGTACTGCACAAGCTGTCTATGGTTCTAACGCAAAAGCTGAACAACACTTTGGTGCATATCAAATTACTGGTACTTTTGGTGCTAACGACATTCCGCACAATTTCTATGATGCAATTGTAGGTCTTGAAAAGGACAGCAAGTTAGGCTTTGGGAACATGGCTAAGGACTCAACCCCATTGGCATATGGTGGTGTTATTGCTCACTCATATAACTCAAACATTGGCGTTGATCTTTACTTTGCGTTGCCATATGGCAATTTGAAACCTGGCGGTGATTTAACTATGGGTACTGATAATGAAAACCCAACTTTGGTACACGATACCTTCACTTTAAATGCCGCTGCACGTCCATCAGATGGTTTGGTTTACGAAAAATTCTATTCAGATGAAGATGGATTCGACTTCGACAAGATGCTTAATTGGATTATTTCAGGTACTGTAACTGGTTCAACTGCTGATGATCCAACTCACAAGGGACCTGATGATGCTACTCATAAGGACACTATTCCTTCATCATCAACTACTCACTAATAATTAGCAGGGTGGGTAGTGGTGGCAAATTAATATCAATATCTTTGTCAAGAACGGTGTAAAAGCCGTTCTTTTCTTTTTTGAAAGGAATATCAATCAATGTCAGTAAAAATCAATGGTAAAAAGCTGCACTTAACTACTTTTGAAGTTGAAACAACTGTAAAAAATGTACGTGCATGTCTTAAGGCACAAAAGACTTTTGCAGAATTATCAATTGCAATTAACAAGGTCAAAGACGATGATGATCAATCAATTCTTGATGTCTTAACTGCACAAGAAAATCTTTTGGATGAAGAAGAAAAGTTTTTAAAGAAGATTCTTCATTTATCAGATGCACAAGTAGATAAGATTGAAGATTCTGATCCAGGTGATGTCAGTGAATTTGTTACTGACTTAATTGGAAAAATCTTACAAGTAGACGATTCCAAAAGCGACAATGCTTAATGATCCTGATCCAGTACATGCCTATGAGGAAATGCTGGAAGACTTTGATTATCAAGAACAACAAATGATTGTTAATGCTCATATGTCCTTAGAAGATTATGAAAATACTGATTACTACCGTCTTGTGGAAGTAATGAGTGCAAGACCAAAGGACAAACGTCCAATGAACCTATGGGACTTTGCAGCAAGTTTAGACAAAACAGAAAGGAGGTAAAAAATGGCGGGAAGAATACCAGTTGGTTCACTGATTACAGATATTAAATTAAATGGTGATCAACCTGTAAAAACATTAAGGCAATTAAGACAAGCTGTATCTAGTACTACTAGTGCATGGAAGGCTCAAGAAGCGGTTTTAAAATCGGCTGGTAAACAAACTGAAGCTGCTAAAGCTAAATATGCCGGCTTAACTGAAACTGTAAAAAATCAGCGCAAATATATTGAAGCTTTAGCTGATAAGCAAAGAAATTTGAAGAAAGTTCAGGCTGAAGCTGATCAAACTACTGAAAAAGGCAAGCAGGCTTATAAGAATGCTACTGAAGAAATTCAAAAGAATGCTGCGCAAACGTTACGTGCTACTACTCGTCTTGAGTCTCTTACTAAACAACAAGAAAAAGCTAAGTCTTCCTTGAACTATTACAAGTCTGGTTTAGCTGAAGCACAAAAATCTTTAAAGCAAACTCAAGCTGTAACTAAGTCTTATGTTGAAAGGCTAAAAGCTGAAGGAAAAGGCTATGAATCAGCCAAAGCTAAATTAAATGGCTATAAATCTTCACTTGAAAATTTAAATAAGCAACAAAAAATTCAAGCTCAAGAATTGGCCAGAATTGCTAGTGAATCTGGTAAGTCAAGTGATGCTTATAAACGTCAAGAAATTAGGCTTAATCAAACCGCTACGACTTTAGCTAAAACTAAGAGTGCAATGAATGAATTAAATTCTTCAATGCATAAAGCTAATCCGACAGTTTTTGACAAATTAAAAACCAAGCTTACAGGTTTAGATAGTCAAGCTGAAAAAACTCATAGAACTTTTAAAGAAGTATTTATGGGATCAGCATTAGGCAATGCATTGTCGAATAGTTTAAGCAACATTGGTTCTAGCTTAAAAAATGCTTATGAAGAAGGCATGAACCTTAATTTGGCTGTTGCTAAAATCAATGGTCGGTTTAAAGGCATGGGAATGTCTACTAGACAGATTCAGTCTTTAGACAAGCAATTAGGCGAATTAAAAGCTAATACCGCTATGACTGGCGATAATGTTGCTAATTTGCAAGCACACATGCTCAATTGGTCAACGATTGGTACTAAAGGTGCTATGCAAATGGCTAAGACTATAGCTGGTGTGGGTGATACGTCTAAACTTACTGGTGATCAGATTGAACGTGTATCAGCTAGTCTTCAGCGTGTAGGTTCAACTGGTAAAGTAACTTATTCCAGCTTAAGTCGAATCACTAAAGCAGCACCTACATTTATGCAAGCATTAGCTAAAGGCGCTGGCATGTCACAATCTAAGATGATTGCTTTACTTAAGACTGGTAAAGTAACACAAAAGCAATTTCAGCAATGGATGGCTAGTGCAAGCAAATATTCTGATGATGCTTTCAAAGGTTTTGGCAAAACTCAAGCTGGTGCATTAAAGTCAATGCAGGTCGCTCGTCAAAAATTGGAACAGCAATTTACTAAGCCAATTTTTAATGCAAAGACTAGTGGCTTACAAGCTTTAAAGAATATCATGACTTCTAAAGCAGTTATGAATGGTGCCCAACAACTTGGTAAAGCAATTTCCAATATGATTGGATTTTTAGATAAGCATAAATCCGATTTAGTTGGAATTACTAAAGATGTCGTATCCATTGGCGTAGCTATTGGCAAAGATGTATGGAAATATTTTGCTGGAATCATCCAAAATATTGGTAAAGCTTTAGGAATTGTCCATGGAAATGGAAAGAAATCAGGGGATGCATTACATACTCTGAAATTGGCTACTGATGGCTTAGCAAGGAATAAAACTGCTATTCAATGGATTAGTAAAGCTATTATTGCTATGGCAGCTGCTAAAGGAATCAGCAAACTAGGTGGTGGCTTCCTTGGCATAGCTCGTGGAAGTTATAATGCATACAAAAATGTAAAAGCTTTAAGAGCTGGTTTTACTGGCTTAAAAGATTTTCATGATTTAACAGGTGCTGAAAGATCATTTGCTCATTTTGGTGACTTAACTAAAAGAGTATTAGATCATTTGCAAGATGGCTTTAAAGTACTTAAAAACAGCAAACTAACTAGTTGGGCTTCTCAAGCTGGTAAAAATATTGTTTCTGGTTTGAAAAAAGGTGCTACAGGTATTGGTAAAGCTAGTAAGTGGATTGGCTCTAAACTACTTGAAGGCTCTAAGGCAATTATTGATAAAGCAACTACTTTAGGCACTAAAATTGGTCAAGCAATTTCTAAGGCTGTTCAAGCTTCCACAAAGTTTAGCATGGGTAAGCGTCTAGCAACTGGTGCCTTAGCTGGTGCCGCAGTTGCAACCCCTGAAGTGATTAATGCTGTTAAGGACCGTCACTCTGCTGATAAACGTAGTCAAGATATTGGTGGTGCTGTCGGTGCTGTGGCTGGTGGTGCTTTAACTAGCATGATACCTGTTGTTGGTCCAATGCTTGCTCCTGTGGGTGCAATTATTGGTAAATATGCCGGGCAATGGGGCGGTAAAGCTGTTAATAGTTTCACTAAAGGCTGGCAGCGCAATAAGCCACCTAAGAAATTCTGGTCTCTTGAAAACCTTGGATATTCGGCTCACAACATGTGGAAGGGATTTAAGAAATCCGTTACTAATGTTGCTAAGTGGTTCAAGAAAAATTGGAAAGAAGTTGGTCTTTACTTCGTAAATCCTATTGCTGGTGCGATCAATTCACTTTATAAGCACAACAAGAAATTCCATAAGTGGGTTGACGGTTTAGTTAAGGGTTTCAAGAATGCTTGGAAAGGTGTAACCAAGTGGTTTAGTAAACTTGGTAATAATATCCAGAAGTCTTGGAAAGACATGACTAAGTGGTTTAAGAACTTAGGCGAGAATATGGCTAAAGGGCTTAAATCAGCTTGGAAAGGTATGACTAAATGGTTCTCCAATATTGGCAACGGTATTAAGAAAGCCTGGAGATCGATGACCAGTTGGTTTACCAAGTTAGGCAAAGGCATGTCCAAGGGTTTGAAATCAGCTTGGCATGGAATGGTTAAATTCTTTAGCGACATTGGCAAGAACGTTAAGCACGCTTGGAACTCAATGACTAGTTTCTTTAGTAAATTGGGTAAAGACACTACTAACTTCTTCAAGCGCCCTTGGAAGGCAATCACTGGTTGGTTTAAGAACATCATTTCTGGTATTAAATCAGCTTGGGATGGTTTCTGGGATCACATTTCAGGACCTATCAAGACTTTACAAAAGTTCTTTACTGGTAAGCTCAAGGTTGGCAATATCCATTTGGCCAGCGGAACTGATTGGAAAAAGAAATATGGTTATCCTGCAATCTTAAACGATGGCAATGATTCACCAGCTACTAATAATAAGGAAGGAATTTTAAATCCTGATGGTTCTGTAGAAGTCCAACAAGGTGTGAATGTACCACGTTGGATCTTTCCATGGCAAGATGTGATCAATGCTCATGACATGGCCCGTATTTTTGGACGCTCAGTTCATCTTGCAAATGGTACTGTTGATTTTCATAGTCTTGAAACTAAGAATCCAGTTAAAATTCTTACTACTTTAACTAAGCTTACTAAGAAAAAATACGATGAAGATCGTGTACGCCATGAAAAGCAGAAAGAACGTCATGATAAAAATGATTCTGCTACTGCTAGTGAGCGTAAGCGTCTGATCAAGCATGAGCAGGATGATAAAGCCGATAGAGCAAAAGTAGCTAAGGAAATTAGAAATGCTCTTAAGAAAGGCAGAAATACCAAAGGCTTAATTGCACAGTTAAACAAATTAACTAGTCGCATCAACCAAGACCGTAAAGCTGTTGCTAAAACTAATCCTCACTACGGTGAAACGCTTGTGGATGAAGGATTGTTAATTGGTGCTGATAGCAGAATTGGTAAATCTAAGTGGATCAGTAATACTCTATTTAAGAAGCTTACTACTGCTCCTAAAACAAAGAAGAAAACTAAAAAGCGTAAGACTAAGAAACGTAAATCAACTAAAAGAGGATCAACATCCGCAAGACGCTCATATTCTAGTGGTTCAAGTCGTATTTCTGCACCAAGTATCAGTGTTTCTGGTGTGTCACTTAAAGGCTTATCTTCTAAGTCAATTGCTGTAGCTGCTAAAGTGAAGGGCACTAAGCAGATCAAAGCTCTTGAAAAAGCTATGAAGCGTATCAAGGGTGGCACTCACAAGGTTTTTGTTAAAACCAAAGGTGCTAAATCTGTTAAATCCTTAGTTAAAGCAATTAAGAAGGTTAAAGGCAAAAAGAGTACTGTTAGTGTTAAAACTAAAGGCACTCATGAACTTAGATCACTACATAAAAGCATTGATACAACTGAAAAACGTCTGAATGTTTTAGCCAAATCTGCAAGTAAAGATAAGTTTGGCGAACAAATTTCTAGGCAGGCTGAAAAGGCTGTTAAGTCACTCGAAGGCAAAGGCAATTTCACCAAGAAGATCTCTAGCATGTCTAAAGCAACTGCTAAAGATTTTAAGACGATGACATCAAATGTCGATAAAGAGACTGATAAGATCAGAAAATCCACTGAACAAGATTTTAGTAATCTTTACAAAAAATCTTATGAATCAATCAAACGTTTGCACGATGGCGTTATTAAATTAGGCACTGCTACTGCTCGTGGTTTTGGCGGTGCAATGCATAAAATGATTGGCTATGCTAGTGATGCTATGCGTGGCACAATCAGACAGATTAACCGTGGTATTCGTGGTATTGACAGCACTTTGAAACAATTCGGTGGCAATAGTTCTGTTATCAATCCAGTGCATTTTGCTAAAGGTACTGATGCAAGCGGTAGATTAACTCATGATACTTTAGCAGTAGTTAATGATGCTACTACTGGTCCACGACAGGAAGCAGTTGTAACCGATCAAAATGATATTATTATTCCTCATGGGAATAATCATAAGATGTTATTGAGAAAAGGTTGGGGTGTACTTAATGGTGTTCAAACTCAATCACTCTCTCTTCCACACTTCGCAAGCGGTACTGGTATCAATAAGGAAAAACTTAGAAAATTAGCTGAAAATAGCTTAAAACACTTTGCCGAAAGCTTTAAGAATATGTTTACTCAAAACTTACATGATGTAGGTTCTGATTTAACTCAAGGCGCTACTGATTTAAGTAAAAACTCTGGTACTCATTATGGTAATCCGTGGTCTCAAGCTATGTGGACGGTTATTAATAAAGCCATTGGTTCAGGTGGCGGTTCACGTGCTGCATTCTTACGTTATGCTAAAGAAACATTTGATCGTGTTAAGTATCAAATGGGTGCTGCATCAAAGACCTTATCTGACTGTTCAGGTATGGTTATGCAAGCACTTAGACATTTTGGAATTAATATTGGTCGTACTACTGTTGCTATGCAAGAATCATCATGTGTTCAATACTTAGGTAAGAACTTATCTAAGACTGAACCTGGTGATTTAGTCATCTTTGGTCATGGTACTGGTGCAGCTGGTCACGTTGGTATTATCAATAACCCAGCTAAGGGCACAATGTTTAACGAAACGCCACCTTATGCACGTATCAGTAAAATATCTGATGCAATGAGCATGGGTTATGGTTACTACCGTGTTAAGGCTCTTCATGATCAAGCTAAAAATCAACCTAAAATTAAGCCTAGTTTGTTAGCTTTGGCTAAACGTGAATTAGGTGGTAAGGCACTTAACTGGATTGGTGATCATCTTTCAGAAAATGAAGGTTCAATGGCTGGTAAACCAACTGGTGACCACGCACATTGGATGAAACAAGCTCACATTCCCGAAAAAGATTGGTCAAGCATTAACTGGATTGTAAGCTCAGAATCTGGCTGGAATCCTCATATTGTTAACCCAAGTTCTGGTACTTATGGTTTAGGACAGATGCAAAGCTATAACTTGCATTACTACACTAGACATGGTTCTAAGAGCAATCCTATTGCACAATTAATGGGTATTATGGATTATATTCATGATCGTTATGGTACGGTTGCTAATGCTGTTCGATTTAGAAAAGCACATAATTGGTACGCTAATGGTGGTATTGCAAGTTCACCAAGTATTTTTGGTGAAGCAGGACCTGAAATGGCTGTTCCATTGATTCCAAGTAAGTCTACTCGTGCGTGGGAATTAATTGGCAAGGCTGTAGGTATTCTTACAGCTAACAGTAATTTAAATGCTAACCAACAACGTATTTCTAATAAAGATGAAAAAGATGAGCATGACTTATTACAAGCCATGCTTTTAGTTTTACAAAAAATGAGTGTTCAAAGTCATGATGTTCACATTACGCTTACTACTCCTGAAGGAAGAAAGCTTTGGGAGGTTATTGAGCCATTCTATAAATCTGATCGTAGGCAAGACATGATTAAAGAAAGAAGGGGATTAAGTGCAAGATTTAGATGATGATATAAAGCTAATTTTTCAAGACCATGCTTCAACAGATTTTGGCATGGTTGTACAAAAGCCGTGGGACTTAATTCATCCAACTCCAGATATTGATCCTAGTCATATTAAAGGTAGAAATGGCGATTTCTTACAAAATAACCAATCCTATCAAAATGTGACTGAAACCTTTAATCTGCAAATCCTTAGACCACCTGAACGTGGTTGGTTTGATTGGGAACGATCTGTAACTGATTGGCTTTCTACTCCAACTGATCCTGATGGGCGAATGAGATATCAATACCTTAAATTCACTGCTGATCCAACATATGTGTTTAAAGCTATTGTTAAAGATCCATTCACTGTTACTAAAGATGTAACCAGTGATTTTGTTGGTACATGTGCAATACCTTTTTATTGTGAACCGTTTCAATATCGCATTGATGGGATTGCTTATATTCCATTGCCTGATAGTGAAATAGTTGTTGGTGAAGAAAAATGGTCAGCAATACCAGATTGGCATTTTATAGCTAACGGTAGTTTTACCCTTTACGTTAATGATTTACCTTACACATTTGAAAATATGGAGGGCGAATTTTGGTTATCAGGTGAAACTGGTGACACCTATGATGCCAAAGGCAATTTATATAACACACAAACTCATTTTCCTAACCTTGATCCTCCCCAATTGTGGAAGGGTCAAAATACAATCACTGTTACTGCTGAAAATGGAGCTACTATCACTAAAGCTGAATATAAACCTAATTGGAGGAGGCTAATTTAATGAAACTAACTATAGGCACAATCTCTGAAGTTGATTATCAAGACTACTCCGATTTAATGACAATACCATATTTATATAACAGTTTGGCTGATGATCTTACAGCTAGTGGTACACCACTCCCTGATGTTATTGATTGTCAAGTTAATGGTAGTAAAAACCAATATTGGACTTTAACAATGACTTATCCAAGAAGTGGTCTACATCAAAAAGAAATTCAGCCTAACAAGTGGATTATGGAAGATTGCGATCCTAAACATGTTCACCAATTATTTAAAATCACTCATATTACTCCTGAATTGGATAACGTTGTTGTAGAAGCAGAACATATTACAGCTCTGCTTAATGGTTCAACGGTAGCTGATACAATTCAATTAAATGGTGCATCCGCACAAGACTTAGGTAATCAGATTCTTAATCAAATGCAACCACAGAGAGAATTTGCTTTTGATTCTGATGTTAATACTGTAAGTAATGTGAACATTGAAGGCGGTCAACAGGCAAGTAATTTATTTATTGATCCTGATCAGGAAGGTGATACTGCTACACAGTCAGTTTTAGGGCTATTTGGTGGTGAATTTGACTTTGACAATTGGAATATTCATCATTCAAGTCGTATTGGTCATGATTCAGGCATTAAAGTGGCTTATGGTAAAAATATTAAATCCACCTTCAGTCAAGATAAAAACATTCAAAATATGTTTACTGGCGCAGTATTTATTGCTAAATATGTACCTGGTCAAGCAATTGCTAAAAGCGACTGGACTGGTTGGGCAACATGGCAAAGTGATTATGATAGTGTAGGTATTACTTACATGGCTGGAGGTCAGGTAAGTATCTATGACTGCCCTGTTGAAGGTCAAAAAGTTATTGGCACTTTACAAAACGGTATGAAACTGCATCTAGGTACAATTGTTAATGATGGTAGTTTTACTCCTGATGGTAAATATCAAATTAATACTGTTAATTCTGATGGCTGGTATCCAATTTCATCAAGTGATGGTGGAGGTTGGATTGACTCTAAATGGATTAATTTTGATACTACTGGTGCTTATGCAATTAATGATGTTTCAGGAACTATTACTGTTAAAAGTAGTAATCCATTAGATTCTGAAGGGAAAGGTTCTCGTGTTACTGTTCATGGGTCTGCTGTTGTAGCTTATAAGCCTGGTGGTTCTATTCATGTTTACTATTCACCTGAAATCGGACCTGATCATTATAGAATCCCTGGTTGGACTGTCTCCAATGGGCAGGTTATTGATTATGACATGATTGAACGTAATTCAAATGGTGATTTGTGGTATCGCATTGGACCGCATCAATGGTTATACGGACCGCACCTATCACTTTCTGAAGAAGGAAGTTACCGTCAATACAGCAACTCTGGTTATGGTTATGTTAAAGATGGTGCTGTAAAGTACCACTTCACCAAAGATCATAAAATGGTATCTACTAACAAAACTGTTATTAAGCATGGATCACAGAAAAAGGCATGGAAATGGGTAGGCAAAGGAAAGCATAAACATAAAGTTGCTAATGGTTCTTATTTGAAAGAAAAGCAGAAGAAGGTTAAAGTTACCGCTAAAAAAGGAATGTCTACTATTGATAAGACAATCACTCAAGGCGGTAAGACTTACATGCACACTTCACATGGTTGGGTAAGCTCTGGATCAATTAGTTATGTTAAAGATGGTTCAGTAAAACCACATAGCTTTGACGATTTTCTTAATAAGCAACTTCAAGATCATTCTAAGGTTGAAATTTATGCAACACCTGATAAAAATGATGCTTTAAACTGGTCAATTCCCAACGGTGAAAGTTTTCAAGTTGTTAACGGTCATGAAGCCAAATCTGGTGATGGCAAAACTTATATTGAAGTCACTTATCATGGTAAAACTGGATGGCTTTGTGAAGATGACATTGATGATAAAAATTCAAAAATCAATGCTGCAGATGCTGATAAGGATAATTCTGATGATACTGATACAAACTACAGTGCTAATGTTGATCAATCTAAGAAAGAAGTAATAGTTAAAGTTGGTCCATTATATGCTAACGGATTTGGTGTAAATCCTAACATTGATAGCGTTAATACTGTTGATATTAGTGGTTACTTCAAACACGATGATCAAGATTTAAGCGGTCAACAATCTGATGGTAGTTTTGTTGCTACTCAAGCTGACATTGATCAAGCTACTGAAATTGGTAAGAATTATCTAATTGAACACAGATATGGTCATATGCAGGTTCAGACATCACTTGACTATCAAGACATGTCAGACAATGATCAAGATTTTACGCAGCTTAGTCTTTATGACTATGTGGATGTTAGTTTTCCTGATTATGAAATTACTGAAAAAGCTGAAGTTACAGCTACAACGTGGGACTGTTTAGCCCACGTTTTTTTAAATGTAACTTTAGGTGATTTACCTACTAGCTATGAACACCTATTAGTTCAGGCAAGTGAAGATAGAACTAATGAAAAGATTACTTCCACACGGCAAGCAATTGCTAGATCAAATTCATTCATTGGTGCTGTTCACCATGCATTAACTTTGCAGGGGTCATCTCAAGAACAAGCATGGGAAAACCTTATGGTTCAACTAGGGGATGCACAATACGTCACTGATAAAAAGACTGGTAAGCAAAAACTAGAACTTGGAGAATCAGTTAAAGTATTTGCTAAACACATGCAAGAAATGGCTAACAACATTGATAGTTTTGATAATTTCTTAAAATCAGGCGGTGGCGGTATGCTTGAACCTATTTCAAGTGATGGCTCTACCAGTTGGAATAATGTCATGGCAATTAGAGCTAAAAACAATGATGGCTCTTATATGGAATTTAATGGCTTAGGTCTTAGTTTCCATGATATTTATGGCAATCCACATGCTTTATTTGGTATTGATGATTCAAGTGGTGAAGTAACTGGCAATTTCTTTGTTGATCAAGCTCATATCCCTATTTTGGATGCATCACACATTAATACTGATACAATTACGAGTTTGGGAACTATTAACGGTGTTTTACACGTTGAAAACCATGGCATTTCAATTGCGGTTGGAGATGCCACTAATTTACTAAATCCTAGTCAGGAAATTGGTGGTTTGAGTTTAGATTCTCCAAATTATACTTTGAATTTAGGATCTGGATCAGTAAATATTCATGATAAAAATAGTGGTGCTATTACACACATTGGACCTAATCAAGCACAGATTGGTGGTAGGAATGTTGTTGTAACAAGCAGTGATCAACCTGTATTAGGTTCATGGATTAAGCGATATTGGCGAGGACCAAGTAAGTATTGGAATTTATAAAAATGAACACATTAGAACAATATGTAGCAAATGAATTGGGAACTATTATTGCAAACCAATCCATTAAAATAGCAAAACTAGAAAAAGAAAATCAAAGTTTAAGGTTAAGAAATGCTCAACTTCAAGAAATTCGTGGAAAGAAGGTGAAATCAAGTGAGCCTAAGACCGATAACATTAAAAACAGATAAATCAATAACCCCCGTGTCAGACGATACGAGGGTTTTACGTTCCACTGAAAAAGGTTTAGTGCTGGATGTAACAATTTTAAATGAAGATGATTCACCATACGACCTAACAGGTAAAAATGTTTCATTTTCAGAAATTAAAGAGAGTGATCGTGTAGTTGCTGATGATGGTACTGGTGAGCAAAGTGGTAAATTCAACATGATTGATCAAACTAAAGGACACTTTAGTTATCAAATGACTCACCAATGTTATACAGCCAGTGGCACTTGTTTCTTTCAAATCAAGCAAGATGACACCATTGTTGATACTACACAAGATTTCTATTTTCAAGTTAAGGTTGATCCAACTGTTAAGCCTATCAATGATAGTTATGTAAGTAGTCTTATTGCTATGGAAAACCACCTGCTAGGTGCTACTCAAAAAACACAAGCTACTATTGATCAATTGAATAAAGATTCAAGTAATGCACAACAACAAGCACAAGCAGTACTTACTAAGATTAATAGTGATTTTACTGATTACTCAAATAAGTACAATACATTAGCTGCAAGCTGGCAAGCTCAAGAAAAGGCTATTAATGATGCAGCTACTAAGCAGTTAGCTGATCTTAAAACCAGTAATCAAGCTGACATAACTGCAGCTGTTAAGTCAATTACTGATCAACGTGATGCTGCTTTAAAACAATTAAACGATGATAAGACTAAAGCACTTGCTGATTTGCAGGCAGACTATAACGCATGGAAGACTTCCACAGTTAAAGATTTCAATGATACTGTTCAGCCACTTAAAGACAGCATTAGCGAAAATGACCAAAAACTTACTACTGTAAGTAAGCAAGTTTCTGATACTGTAGCATCCATGGATTCCTTGAAACAACAATTTGATAAGGTAGACTTCTCAAAATTCGTGACAGTGGACGCCATTAAAAATTACTACACTAAGGAAGAAACTGATTTAAGACTGCAACAAGCTGGTAAGGTAAAATCCGTAGATAATATTCAACCTGATTCAAACGGAAATATTAATACAGATCACTTTACTAAGTCTGAAACAACACAAAAACTTGCCACTAAGCTGTCGTTTGTCAAGTGTGACAGTCCACAGGCGGCTTATGATGCAAGTAAGAAACTAGCAGATGACGGATCACTGGTAATTGGTATTTATGATCCTGATGATGGACCGACTTCGGCTGTTATTGGTGATAAAACAGTCACTATTACAAGCTTGTATGAATCATTGCAATCACTTCAAACTCAAGTTAGCGGTCTTGCAAGCTTGCAAAGTGTGGTTGATGGTAAGGCTAACACTGCTGACGTTTACCTTAAAACTGATATTGACAAGATTGTTGACAATCTTAAGACTTTAATTTCTAATGCTGGTAAGCTTAAAACTATCACTGTAAACGGTGGCGCAAAGATAAGCCCTGATGATAGTGGCAATGCTAATATCACTGTTGATTTATCAAGCAAGGTTAACCAAACGGATCTGAATAACACTAACAACAGAGTTACAGCAATTGAAACAGGATATATGAAAAAGCCTACCGTAATTAGTAAAGCTGACTACGATAAGCTTGCTACTAAAGATCCAAATACGTTGTATGAAATAACAGAATAAAGAAGGTGACCGTATGGCTTTAACGATAAATGGCAAAAAAGTTCTAGGTTATGCTCTAGGTGAAAATGAGTTTCTTAATGGAAATGGAGCAGAAAACCTAAATATTTTTTATATTGATGGTGATAATAACAGTGAATGGAACCATCAATCTTTTACTATTGATATGACAAAATATTTTAGTCAAGCTGATGCAAAGTATTCGGATGTTCAATATTACCAAATTATTGTAAAGGTATTTTATCAAGATGCTAACAATAATACTCTTGAAAACAATTTTCACACACCGTTATTGAAACACGGTGAAATAAATAACAAGCGAAGTGATAATGAAGGCAGTACCGGAGCTATGTCAGTTTGGTTTACGGACAACACCACATTAGCTGTCCGTACAAAATCCGATTATGACGACACCTTAGGCTATTCATATACTAATCTGGTATTGGCGGTGTATGGCTTTACTTCTCAAGATGTAGGTGCTGGTCTATAGATGGCAGCACCCAATAGATATTCATCGAAGAATTAAAGCTGTCGTTCATGATAAACGACAGCGCATTTTAGCGGTACAAACCGCCTTTTTTATACATCAGAAGGGAGTTTTATATGACTAATATTTTTATTGGAGGTGGCGTAAATGCTTTTTATTGATGGTCATGGCTTTAAAACTTTAGAGCAAGATGCTACCGAAGATTTAGTTAATTGGACAGTAAATCAATCTGCCAATGCAACAAATGCAACTTTAAATCTCACTGGCTATGGGACTCCTAATGCACGCTATACATCAGATTTTGTCCCATTAGTGCCGAACACTGATCTTAAAATAGTCGTTGACCCTTTAGAAAATGGAAGCAATTTTTTATGGTGTTATTATTTGACAGATCAACCAGAAAATGGTGCAAAAGTTTATAATCCTGATGAGCCATGGGAGTCGAGTAATGAAATTACCTTACATGTGGGAGAAGCCAAATATTTGATTGTTTTGGTCGGCAACAATAGCGGATTTTCTGCAATCAACAGTTGGAAAGTAAGCGTTATACTCATAAAGTTAATTTTGTAATTGAAGTTTAAAATAGAAGATAAAAATAATAGTCCACATTTAAGCGGTCGTTGATATTGGACGACAAAGTGACAAAAAGTAAGGAGATAAAAATGAAAGATAATCACGGTCCACCTTGAGTGGATTTTTGAATAAATTGAGCCAGTCTCGAGCAAAAACAAGAATGGCTTTAAATCAATGATTAGACGGTTTTTAATCACTAAAACCGTCTATTTTTTTAAGCTCAAGAAAGGAAAATAAAATGGCAGAATTAAATGAAAATACATTTTGGATCTCTGGAATTATTAATGGAGAATACAGAGAATGTGATGGTCCATACACCACCACAAAGGACATGAGTAATAAAGGCTATCCTTATGTAACTAAAACTCCAAATCCAAACTTTACACATCAAAGATATGATTACACAGCTCATGAATGGGTAGACACATCAAGTGAAGCACTACTTCATACTGTGGAAGACGTTCAAAAAGCTGTTACTGAATTAAAATCAAATAGTCAATCAAATACTCAATCAAATGATGAACTTGATAAGAAATTAGATAAGCTTACTACTTTGGTTACTATGTCAAACGTTCAAACAGGCAAGTTAATGCAAGAAGTGCAAGATTTAAAGAAACAAGCTCAACCTGCTACTCAACCTACTGAACCAACACGAAACACCACACCAGCAATTGAAGGAGGTAATAAGTAATGTTTGAGATTTACAAGTTTGAATTTGATAACGATTTTATCAGTCAAGATGAATTAAGAAGTTACATTGATATGGGCTTAATTACTCAAGCTGAATACCAAGAAATCGTTGGTGGTAGCAATGAAGAAGCTAAACCAGTGGAAGGCCAAATTAACAATTAGAAATTGTGAACTGTTAATTGGTCTTTTTATTTTAGGTAAAGGTGTTTGGCTGTTTCATGATAGTCACTATTTTATCTATCCGCCGCAATTTCAAAGTATTGAAAATAGTCGCTATATCGACTTAGGGTTAATCCTTTTGGGTGCCTTGTTGATGATAACGGCTTTTTTAGTGCCATACATGCGATCAACCAAGCGAAAAATCCAGCTGATTATCGTCAGCAACGTATTTTTAGTGTTGGCTGGAGTTGTGTGCATGGTCTTAGCTTTACTGCAAATCACGCATGGCATTTTCACGTCTTATTATCGAATGGGGCACTCTGCTTGGGGCGACTTAATCATTTTTGGCTTTGTCTATCTGACAGCTAGCGACGCCTAAGGAGGTGCCGCATGAAAGATATTGGGAACGTGATAGGATATCTGATAACTGCTGTCGGGGGTCTGATAAGTGCGGTGACCCTTTTCTACAAAGTATTTAGTAGCAGCAAACAAAATACGCTTGCCAGCACGCTAGCTGAGAAAGACAAAGAAATTAAGCAGAAGGCTGAAGATGTGGAGCTATATCGTAAAAGATGGCTTAAAGTTGAAAAAGAAAATGACCGATTAAAAAAGAAATTGGAGGAATTAGAAAATGACGATTAAAGATTGGATTTACTTAGGTATTACTGTAGCGAGTTACTTTATCGCTGTAATTGCGGGTGCCTATGCTCGCAACAAGGCAAAAATTAACCGCACAACCCGTGCTGGCCAAGCCTATGATGTTTTAGGCAAGATTGCAACTAATGCTGTCCATGAAGTAGAGTTCTTGGGTGGTACTAGTAAAGAAAAGCGCCAAATGGGTTATGAACTGATCAATCAAGCTCTACATTATATGGGAATCAATGACGTAACAGCTAACATGATCTATGGCGCTCTTGAAAAAGCTGTAGCTGCTATGCGCTTAGCCGACGTTGAAGAATTGGAAAAGGATCCTGCTGTAAATCAAGATGTGGACGAAAAAGACATCATGCAACCAGTTGATCAATTGCCAAAGCCTGAAAGTCCTGCTCCAGCAGAACCAGCTAAGGATGTGACTGCAGATGGCAAGTAGACAACTAGGAATTGATGCGGCTGTATATCAAGGCACTAGCATGAGTGCTTATCATAATGCTGGTGCAAAATTCGGCATTATCAAACTGACTGAAGGTACGGGTTACATTAATCCTAAAGCTCATTACCAAATTAAGTCATTACATGCTAATCACATGTACGTCCACGCTTATCACTTTGCGACTTTCGGTTATAACGCCAGTCGTGCTAAAGCTGAAGCAAAGTTTTTTGTGAGTCGTGCCCAAACTGGGAATATCAGCAAGAAGCGCTACTTATGGCTTGACTGGGAAACTGGTAGTGGCAATTGTGTTACTGGTGGTAAGGCGGCAAGTACCAAGGCGATTTTAGCTTTTATGAAAATTTGTCACGATGCTGGTTATAAAGTAGGCTTGTACTCTGGTGCAAGTTTACTTAGAACTGCAATTGATACTAAGCAAGTCGTGAAGAAATTCGGCACTTGCATCTGGGTAGCGTCTTATCCAACTGATCTAGCATATACGCCAAACTTTAACTATTTTCCATCAATGGACGGTGTAGCCATTTGGCAATTCTGTGACAACTGGTGTGGGCTTGGCGTGGACGGTAATATCTCACTGATTGACCTCCACAAAGAAACTACGACTGTACATAAGGCAGCTAAGCCGACCGAAAAACCTAAGCCAAAACCAGAAAAAAAGAACGGCGTGGTATATGCTCCAATCATTAACCGTAATCCTAGCTGGATGATTCAGCTAATAGACAGCACAGGTCATTACACTGGCAAGTACATTAAGACAAATACAAGATGGAAGTACTTTGACGTGAAGTCAATTAAAGGCATGAAATGCTACAAGCTGGGAACCGATAAACAGTGGGTACCAGGTAAATTTTTAAAAGTAATTGAATAAAAAAGGAGTTGAAAAGCTCCAAATATCGCAAAGACCGCCCTAGGATCATTGTCCCAGAGCGGTCTTTTTTGCGTGTTTTTTTAGAAATATTTATTTACATTACACGCTTTTGCGTGTATTATATATAGTGAAAGGAGGTAAGGGAATCGGAGCTAGGAGGTGATCCTATGCGGAAAGCCTACCGCAGAAAGAAAAAGCTAAAGCTGATTCTTAAAACATTTTTTTGGATTATTGAGTTACTTGCAAATCTCGCAACAATCCTTCAATTATTCGGAATCAAGCTTTAGCTTTTAAACAAAATAAATAATAGGAATAGGGGATTGAAATCCTCTATTTCCTATATCTTAATTTAGAATAGGAGAAAATACAAATGAAAAAAATTAATTGGGACAAATTTTTAACGAAGGCAATTTATATTAGCGCATTTACCTTTTTGATTTTAAGAATTTTATTATGGCTAGGAGTGAGATTCTAATGGCAGAATTAAGTGAAGCAAGAAAAAGGGCAAATAAAAGGTGGGATGATAAAAATAAGGCTCGTAAGCTTTACATTAATAAACGTTCAACAACAAAGAGCTTCATTTTAAATCTTGCTACTGAAGCTGATTTAGAACAAATTGAAAAGTATATTGAAGAAAGACGTAGTAATTTGTAGTTGAAAACAATACTAAAAAATGGCTAAATAAAACTAACAAACAGTGAGCATATTAACCATTAAATTGGTGATAAATGCTTTAGTTAACGCACAATAATAATATAGGAGAACAAACATGTATTTAGTATTTTTACATTCTAGTGATA